GCAGCAGGATTGCCAATTACTGCTGATACAGGCGTAGCTGGTGGCACAGGATTGACATCAGGCGCAGGCGCAACAGGCTTAACTAGCGGTGGCACAGTAGGCTCTTTAGCAACGCCAGCAGCAAGTGCTATTGATGCTTCTGCAGGGCTTGCACCAGCATCAGGTAGCGCATTAGTAGGCACATCGTCAGGTCTTGCAGCTCCAGCAGCCGCAGCAGCAGGCGGTACAGGGTTATTAAGCAGTCTTGGCGGTGGTGGTCTTGGCACAGCTTTAGGTGTATCAGCAGGAACAAGCGCATTAAGCAGTTTATTAGGCGCAAACGCTTCAAACAAAGCAGCACAGATTCAAGCTAATGCTGCAAACAATGCATCACAGTTAACTGCAGCCATGTTTAACGTGCAAAATCAGCAACAGCAACCATATAGAACTGCTGGCTATAACGCATTAAATCAAATTGGCTCACTTTCTGCAGGGCCATATACTCAGTATGATGCTTCCGGTAATCCTGTAGGAACAGGCACAGGAACAGGTTATTTAACCAACCAATTTAACGCTAGTGACTTAAATGCTCAATTAGCTCCTGGTTATGCTTTCCAATTGCAACAAGGGCAACAGGCTAATCTAAATGCTGCTAATGCTTTAGGTGGCAGAGTTGGCGGTAATACTTTGCAAGGTTTGCAGAACTATACCCAAGGACTTGCTCAAACTAGCTATCAAAATGCCTTTAATAATTACCAATCTCAACGTCAAAACATTTATAACAGCTTGGCAAGCATAGCTGGTATTGGTCAAACATCACAGCAACAAACAGGTAATTTGGCGCAAAATGCTGCAACAACTCAAGCCCAGCTTGGAGTTGGCGGTGCTGCTGCACAAGCTGCAGGTCAAACAGGTGTCGCAAGCGCATTAACTGGTGGTGCAACAGGAGTCGCAAATAACCTTTTATTGGCTAGTTTATTAGGCCAAAACCAAAGCGCAGCAGGAGCTTAATATGGCAGATTTTGGATTTAATACCGATTTAACTGTAAAACCTACACAAACAGGTTCAAGCATTGGTGATATTGTAAATATGGCTAGAGGTGTTCAGGCTTATCAACAAGCACAACAAATTAATCCATTAGAAGTCCAACAGAAAAAAACTGAAGTTGATGCTAAAAAATTAGGTTTGCTTAGAGCTAGGTCAGAAAATATTGTTCAAAATATTCAAGATTTATTACAAAAAGAAGATTTAAGTTACGATGACATTTATAAAAAAGCAAGTGAAATAAATGCAAATTCTGGTGGCGATGAAAATTCTTTAAAACAAGTAATGGCTTCTTTTAACCCTAAAAGCAGTCCTATTCAACATAAAGCTTCTTTAGCCCAAGCCTTAGCTAAAAATTTAACTTCTCAAGCGCAGTTAGAAAAGTTATATCCTGCAGTTACACAAGAAGATGTTGGTGGTCAAAAAGTTTCTATTGCACAAGGAAATCCTTTATTGGCAGCAGAGCAACCAGGAGTACCAACTGGGCCATATTTGCAAAAATCTCTTGCTCCTCAAGTTGCTACAAGCCCTACAGGTGGGCCTATGCAATTTGGTGGTGGCGGTATTCCACAAGCAGGAAATTTAAATAATAGACCTGTTTCAGTTCAAACTGCACCTGCTATGGGTGGCCAAGCAAATATGCAGCCAACTACAGCTGGTGTAACACCACAACAAATGAGCCAACCAAAATCTGCATCAGGGCCAATCCCATATATGCAAGGTGAAACTTATGACTCTTACAAAGACCGAGTTGCTAAAGTTCAAAAAAGTGTAGGACAAGCTGCTGAAGATTTGAAAACATCAAACGCTAATTCTGTAACTAATGCAAGATATACAAATGAACAAATTTTAAAAGCTTTGGACAACAAAGACGTTAGAGTTGGGCCTTTAATGCAAGCAATAGCAAATAAAACTGAAGGTTTAAATTTAACTGCTGATGAACAGTATGTAAAAAAACTGCTTGAACAAAGAATCCAGCAACAACAATCAAGAAGTAATATTGACCAAATTTCAAAAGAAATAGCAAGTGGAAATTTTGGAAATAGCAAAGACACAATTCGTAGCGTATTGTTTAAAGATAATGGAAATTTAACAGCCCAAGAATTGCAAGCTAAAGGCATATTAAACAAAGCAGGAAATGTTAATAAACCAAATTTAGCTGGTGTAAATGAATTTCAAAATAATTTTGCTTTGAAATCTGACCCTGAAGTAATGCATTTAATGGGTGTTATTGGTGATAAACCATTAAATCAATTAACTAAGGCAGAAATTAGCCATTTACAAAAAGAATTTAAAGGCAAATCTTTGACTGAAATAGATGCTTTAATGAAAAAACGGCAAGAACTTATTGACTCAATAAGGTAAAAAAATGGGCATAACTTCAGAAAATTTGTACAACATTATTAATGGCAGTAGTTTGCAAGATAATGCTGTGCCAGAAAATACAGTAAATTCTCAAAATTTATACAACATAATTAAAGGCCCTGCCGTAGAAAAAGAATCTGCGCCTTTAAGTGATGTTTTGTCAAGAGCAGTTACTAACACTCCTAAAAGTGCTTTAGAGTTTGGAAGAAATATTTATGAATCTGTAATACATCCACTTGACACTCTTGAAGGCATAGGTCATTTAGTTGTTGGAGCAGGTCATGCATTAAAACCTAAGCATATTGAAGCTTTTATGCAAAAAGGTGGGTGGGAAGAAAAAGATTTGGAAAAATCCATACAAACAGCTAATGCTGTAGGTGATTTTTATAAAAATCGTTATGGAAGCGTTGAAGGTTTTAAAGAAGCAGTTGCAACTGACCCTGTAGGTGTTGCAAGTGATTTAGCCACTATTTTGTCTGGTGGAGCAGGATTAGCCAACAAAACTGGAGTTGTAACTAAGGCTACAGAATTAGCTGGAAAAATGGGCGCATCTCCTGAAGCTTTAGCTACTGCAGGAAAAGTTGCGGAAAATTTAAATCCTGTAACAGCTACAGGTAATGTAGTATCAGCAGTTGGTAAACCTTTGCTTGGTTCATTAACAGGTGTTGGTTCAGAAAATATCGCAAATGCTGCTAAATCTGGATTTATGGGAGATACATCTTTTATAAATCAAAAACGTGGCAATGCACCAATGAACGCACCATTAGATGCAGCACGAGCAAATTTATCGGCTATGCGCCAAAACAAAAATAATGCTTATCGTTCAGGCATGACAGACATTACTGGCGATAAATCTGTTTTAAGTTTTAATGATATTGATTCCGCTTTGCAAAAAGCAAAAGATTCTATTTCTTTTAAAGGAAAAGCTAAAGACGATGTTGCTTTGCAAAATATTGATGAATTATCAAAAGAAATAAATGATTGGCGCAATCTTAATCCTGCTGAATATCATACTCCTGAAGGTTTGGATGCTTTAAAACAAAGAATTGGCGCAATTACCAATCGCATACCTTATGAAGAAGCAAATTCAAATCGCATAGGTGGCGATATTTATAATTCTGTTAAAGACACTATTTCTGCACAAGCTCCTAAATATGCAGAAGTAATGAGTGATTATCATGAAGCGTCTGATGTAATAAAAGAAATTGAAAAAGCATTGTCATTAGGAAATAAAGCATCTGCCGATACTGCAATGCGTAAATTGCAAAGCATCACTAGAAATAACGTTAATACTAATTATGGTCAAAGATTAACTCTTGCTCAGCAATTAGAAAAAGAAGGTGGCAAACCATTTATCAATGCTTTGTCAGGCCAAGCGATGAGTTCTCCAGTAGCTAGAGGATTAGCAGGAACAGTAGAAAATTTATCAGCTTTGGGTGGTTTAATTAATCCTACATTATTAGCTGCTATTCCATTTCAAACCCCAAGTCTTGTTGCTGAAGCTTTATATGCTGGAGGCAGAGGAGCTAAAGCAATTTCTAATTTATCTAAAAAAACTGGCATTAATCAATCTAGAGGAAATGCTTTAGCTGATTTATTGCAAAATATAAATAAACAAAAAGAGGAGCAATAATGTCAGTCTTACTATCCCCTATTGGTAATGGATTTCAATTCTTTACTACTACAGGCTTACCTTTGTCTGGTGGTTTTCTTTATAGCTATCAAGCAGGTTCAAGCACTCCTTTAGCAACCTATACAGATTCAACAGGAAATATTGCTAACACCAATCCTATTGTATTGGAAACAGATGGCAGACCTCCTTATGAAATATGGCTTACATCTGGATATTCTTATAAATTTGTATTAGCTACGTCAACTAACGTAGTCATTCAAACCTACGACAATATTTATCCTATTCCAAATGCATCAACCACAGGCACTACTGTTCCTGCTGGTGCAATCATTATGTGGTCAGGCTCTATTGGTTCTATTCCTGCTGGCTATGTTATTTGTAATGGCTCTAACGGCACTCCTGATTTAAGGGATTCCTTTATTGTTGGTTCAGGTAACAATTATGGAGTAGGCTCTACTGGTGGTTTTGTAAATAGCGGTGTAATGACCAATTCAGGCACAAATATTCCGCTTTATTATTCATTAGCATTTATTCAGAAGACTTAAGGTGAAATTATGTCTTTTGATTTTGACCCTGTGAAATATGGCGTTTTATGGCAAAAGGTAGAAGGTTACGAGTCCAAACTAAATGAGATCTCCAAAAAGCAGGACAAAATGGAGTCTCAAATAGAAGAACTTGTGGCTTTGGCTAATAAAAGTCGTGGTGGCTTTTGGATGGGAATGGCTATTGTTTCAGCTATTAGCGGATTAATTAGTTTTTTTGCAGGACTATGGCATGGCAAATAAACCTGTGCATCGGTCAAAGACTATGTGGTTTTCACTAGCTTTGGTCATTGCAGGTGTTGTATTTGATAACTTTTCCAGCATTCAGAATGTCATAGATGAACGATATTATGGTATTAGCTATATCGCTATTGGTGTTTTGGTGGCTATACTCAGGTATGTAACCAAAGACTCAATTGAATGAACTATATCCTATACCCATTTTATGTAGTTCTAGACTTGGTAATGACTTTAATTGCTTACGTCATAGCCCCTATCCTTCCTATTTTTACAGTTCAAAAACTATGGTGGTGCGATAACCACAGCTATCAAGCAGTTGGCCCTGTGCTTCCTAGCTGGCTTAATTGGTTTATGACACCGGACAATACTTTAGATGGCGATGCTACTTTTCAAAGCCTAAACTCACCTAGCTATTGGTCAAAAGTTAAATGGCTTTGGCGCAATCCTGCTTATTCTGTATGCTTGAAATACATTAACATTATTGAAAACAAACCTGTGCTTCATGGCAATGACAACATAAAGGATAATGACAATGCGGTGGCTGGCTGGTGTTTCGTTCAATGTGCTGGACTTTTTCAGTTTGTTTGGATTATTCCTATTGGGTTCTCTCGCTGCTTTTATCTTAATCTTGGCTGGAATATCAGAGGCACTTTACATACTCCTCCAACAGAAAGTTATCAAGCCACTTTTGCGTTCTCTCCAAGAATAAGCGGTTTTAAATAATGTTTGGTTTAAATCTCTATGCAATCTACGCAATGGTCGCTATCAGTTTGTTTTGCGGTGGCTTTGTAAGTGGTTGCCAGCACGAACAAGCATCTCAAGAAAAAGCTATTCGAGAAAAAGAACATCAATACCAAGCCGATGCAGACAAAATAAGGACAGAAAAAGATGCTCAAATCAACGCTATTAATTCTCAGCTTGTCGATGCTATTAGTAAGTTGCACAAGCGCACCAGTCGTACCGACAAAACCAACAATGGACAAATTACCGCAGGCTGTAATGGAAGCCAGCTTTTTGCAGAGGACAGCGAGTTTCTTGAAAGGGAATCTGCCAGAGCCGATACAATAAGAGTTGGTCTAGAAGCCTGTTATAAACAATATGATTCTTTAAAATGACTAAAGCAAGACTTGTAAGCTATGTTGCTTTATTAGTGACAGTAACCCTTTCTACAATTATTATCGCTATGTCTATGGCTATGGTAATTGGCTTATTTAATGAAAAAGTAAGCAATGAAGAAATTTTTAAAATACTAGCACCAACTTTTTCTACTGTGGTTGGTGGGTTTATAGGACTCCTTTCAGGAATCAAAATAGGACAATCTGGCAATGAATAGCGAGCAATTACAAGCCCTTGGCATAGATGCTAAATGGCTTACTCCTTTAAACGATACCTTTGCCAAATATGGCATCGACACTCCAAAGCGCCAGGCTGCCTTTATTGGTCAATGTCAGCATGAATCAGGCAATTTCAAGACTTTAGAAGAAAACCTTCATTACAGCGCACAGTCTTTGATGCGTGTATGGCCTAGCCGATTTGATGCTGCAACTGCGGAAAAGTACGCAAACAACCCTGAAATGATAGCTAACAAGGTTTATGGGGGTCGTGCCGACCTTGGCAATACCCAAGATGGCGATGGCTGGAAGTTCCATGGTAGGGGTGTTATTCAGCTTACAGGGCGGTCTAATGTGACTGTATGTGGAGATGCCCTAGGACAACCATTCTCGGAGCATCCTGAGCTTCTTTTAGAGCCTCAATGGGCTTGTATGTCTGCTGGCTGGTTTTGGAACAAAAGAAACCTAAATGAACTTGCTGATAATGAAGATTGGACCAGTATTACTAAGCGCATCAATGGTGGGACTATTGGACTTCAAGACCGAATAGACAGAATCCATAAAGCAATGGATGTTTTGAGCTCTTAAAAAAGTAGGGCATCAATTTGGCAACTGCTACTTGTAAGGTGGAAAGCCGAAAAAAGCCTTTACTTGTTGCATCCTTGAATTGTCGGCTTAACTGCCCTTAAGAGGATTATTCTTTCATATGCTTTGTCATAATTTCATGGGCTTCTCTAATTAACTTTCGCATTTTAATAATTTGAATAGTTTGTTTGCCCATTTTATTTAATGCACCTTGATATTCTTCAAGCAATTCTTTGTACCTAGTTTCATAGGTAACTCGAATTTTTTTCTTTCTCATAACAACTGAATTACTTTTTTATTGTCCTCAATCCAATCCAAAGCTGATTGCCATGATTGAATCCACAAATTAAGAGCAGTCGAGCCTTCATAAAAGAAATCAGGGTAAAGAGCAAAAAAAGCTTCTTCACAATCGTCTGATGGAACCTTCATGCTTCCACCAAAAGGAATTTTTTCATCTGTCATTATCTTGTCCGATTAAATAAATAAGAATAATGCCAAAGCCAAATATTATGGACAATCCAAACATAAGGCATTGGTCATCACTCATTACATCTTTTTCTTTTTAATGCCTTCAGCTCTGCGAAGATCATGAGAATGTAGCTTTTTACCTACAGACTTAGGAACTTCACCAGCTTTTTCAGCTACTTTGGCAGCTACTTTTCTAGTTACAATACGGCCATTGGAAAGCTCAAATTCATGCTTTGCACCTTTGGCCTCTTTGCCAACCATTTTTTTAAGTTCATCATGGCTATAAGCTTTTGACTTAGCCACAATGACTTTTCCAGACTTTTCTCGAATAGCTGGTTCTTTTACTGTTAGTTTTTTAGTTGCCATTATTCTTCCTCAATAATATGGTTTGCAGCTTTGATTATGTTTCTTAAAGTGGAAATATGAGGTTCTATTACTTGCATATAAACTTTTTTTCTACCACCATTACAATCATTTGAACCATCCACTAGCTCAACAGTTATTTCATAAAAAGCTTTATTAATAATAATTGGTTCATTGGTTACTGTTTTCATCACTTTATCCTTACAATTTTATTTCGTTTAAGTACATTTTCGTACTCTACTTTAGCAACATCATCTAAGTTTCGTAAAGGCAAATTTTGATAATATCGCCACTTGTCTTTATAACCTTGAATTTCCGAAGGAGGAGTCCATCCATGTTTTCTCCATCGAATAGTAATGTCTGTACCAGATGCAGTCCATAAATATTCATTCATATCTTTTTCCTGTAACTAATGATTTTAAAAGTCTAAACTCGTCAATTCGATGTTGCATAGGATGACGAACTGGTTTGTATAACTTAAAAAGATTAGGTTTTTTCATAATTAAAAGGGAATATCAGATTCAAGGTCAGCTAAACCTGTTGCTGGTTTATAAGATGGCTTGGCATCGTCTTTATCTTCAGGTACATTTAAATAACACCATAAAGAACCATCTTTAAGACCTAGCAAAGGTATCATTTCTAACTTCATCATTAAATCACCTTTTTTGGTTTTAGTAACAATACCAATGGTTTGATAGCGTTTTTTAGTAACTCCAGCTTGGTCTACATATTCTGAAACTGCTGCTTTTACATAAAATTCAATAGCCATAATTACACCCCTTGCATTAGATTAACTTCAATTTCTACTTCATTCAAGAACTTCTGTATTTCCGACTCTATTTCTGCAATATAGGCGTTATCCCTATTAATGCGTTTAATAAACAATTTGCTACGTTCAGGCATCCTTGGGTCGTAAGAAACAAAATCGCACCATTCTGCTCCAGTACAGGCCATCTGGCTTTGCATTTGAATAATGTACTTACTTTGTGGCTCGCCTGATTTAATCGTAGCCCAATGCGTAACAGAACTAGGGCATTTAATTTCCATTAAACCTTTACCTACTAGGCCATCAGGACTGCAACCAAACCATTTAATTGATGGATGCTCTACAAACGGCACTTGGTCAACAAAGTTACCTGTAGCAACTTCATAAGCAACCCTAGCTTGAGGTTCTGTTTCTGTACCCCATTGCATGAATGAATT